ATGCGCCGAAGCGTTCCAAGCGGTGATACATCGCTAATAGTAATGGGATTCCCCGAAGCCGTACCTATAAGCGCGTTGCTGTATCGGTTGTCGGCATCTGCGAGAGCTGCAGCGGCTTCGTCTGCTTTGTCGGCGGCCGTATTTGCTGCAATTTCTGCCGCATCAGCTGTGTTGAACGCCAACTCTGATAAATCCACAGACTCAATAACTTTTTCCATTGCCGACTGTACAACTTTATTTACGGAATTTTGGTCGTAAGCGGTGAAGTTTCGGGCAATAAGAGCTCCGGAATCCCATACACTTGCGACCCCCTCAAAACCTCGGGTAACACCGGAAAGAACGTTGCCGTTTTTGGAAGTATACAATATAGTTTCGCTGGTTTCCCCTACACCTATAACAGCAAGATTTGGAGCATCAGGAAGTTTGCTCCCATCCAATACGGTTATTGTGGTAGAAACGTTGCCTAATCCCGCAGCTAATTGTGTTTGCGGGCTGTTTGGTACTGCCGGGTAGATTGTTGGTAAATCAGACATGTTATCACTCCTTGATTTTTTATACAGTGTAGCTCCCTCGCGACTGGATAAAGCACTTAATAAAAATAGCGCCGGTAATACGGCAAAGACCTGCTGCGGTGGTACCGGATGCAGTGGGATATATCTCAATAGTGTGAACACCGCGTGCCACACGTCCATTGGCATCTTTTTTGAGTGTTCCTATCATGTTTATTCCATTGCGAAATGTACCGGTTGATAGGCTGTAAGTTCCAAGAAGGCTGCCGTCTATGTATACACGTATCCCCTGCACAGCAAGTGTTAGTTCCTTATATATGCCATAGTTGATGGGATGAACATGGTTTGGTATAGAGTGCTCATGACTGGGGATGTTATGAGCATGGTTGGGCGTTGAATGATTATGGGTAGGAACGGAATGGCTGTGCATCGGGATTACAACTTGATGATTATGGCTTAATTCCGGGTGCCAATGCTTACCAATCCATAAATTCTGATTTAGAGGACTTTCGTATCCTATTGCCGGATATACCGCTCCATATACAGGTTCTCCTGCTGCTGTTTCGGGGGCAATAGCGGCTGAACTCCATATAGTTGTTGGAAATTGGTCGGATTCATCAGGACCGGCTGGTCTTGCCGGTGTTGTGGTGCTTGTTTGCGTTCCGTCGCCGCCATCGTTGGTAGTTGATAGGTTTCCGCTTCCTGATGTGCCGCCTCCGCCGCTGGTTGTTGTGGTTAGATTCCCACTTCCGGACGTTCCACCGCCTCCACTCGCTGCGCCGGTTTCATAAGCGCGAAAATTTGATACATCAAAGTCAAGGATACACTCGTTTACGTAAAGCAAATCATCCGGAAGCCGAAATTTAACTGTAATAGGATTATCCTTATCGGCATTGTCGGCAAATCGTTCGCTCCAAATATTTGTGGCACCTTGAGCACAAACCTTGTCAGCGTTGTCCTTGGTATAAATCTTGCGAATAGTATTGAGCACCGTGTTTGCCATTCTGCCGATTTGCAATGATACCGCCCCAGGCTGACCAGTCATATCGAATTTTGCCACTTGCAATATTCGCATTTTTTCATCGATTTGGAGTTCGTCATCTATAATACGGCATATATCTCCCGGAATAAATCTATCCAATTGAGCAGCAGATTTCGGATATAAATCAATTGCCTGTACCTGTATAACCGGCACAATATTGCTGTAATCATTCAAAATCCGGTTAGCGCCAAGAAGCAAAAGCGGTTTTTGTTCCACTGAACGGTCGATAAAAAAAGCCTCTCGCAATCCGTATTTTGCAATGCTTTTGGTGTCTTGCACATAAAATTCCGGATTGTTTGGTGCGCCCGGATTCTCAAGGTCTTCGGCATTCACAAGGTTAGTTTGATTGATACCTTCACCTGTTCCCAAGCCGTAGATGCGATTCATTACAGAGTCAAAATCATCATTTACCGCAACGGAAACTAAATTTTTGCCGCTTCGAATTTCCGACTTAATATCGTCTACAGCGCGAAGCAGGCTTACTTTCCATGGCCATGCAGTTGTATCAAAGTCCCATTTAACCTGTGTTGTCCAGTTCTTTGTTATTTCCATCAGGGCATCAAACATCGTACAATTTTCGAAAAAATAGTCAATAACAATATTGCTAAACTCGCACCTGTCCAAAACCCAGTCGGTTTGCTTTATTTTTCCGGTGCTGTCAGTATCGTTCAGAATACGCCGAATAACCTCAGAAACAGTCAAACTGCTCAAGTCATGGACACTGAATAACACATGCTCGGTTAGTGTTCTGATTACATGCTGGTATTTCACCTCATAAAACAGTCCATCTTTACCCTTGCTTTTGTTTCGAGCAGTCATCTTAAACAATCCGATATATGCGCCATTGTCACGAAGCTCAATATAATTGAGAGGAGAAAGATGCTGTCCCTTTGGGTCATTCGCCGGCAGTCTAAACCCGCATTCGGAGATGTCGTTGTGTGTCAGCGTATAACTGATTTTATCGGCATTTTCAAGATATGCGAGTTTTTCTGTTCTTCGCAATACTCGGTCGACTCTCCTAATTTGTATAGGTGGATTCATAGTTTGTTTCCCCCTCTCTATATATGTTGTTCCGTATACTGCAAGCGCACCTGCAATTGATGGCCTGTTCCCGATGCGGAATAGAGTATTGATGTAATCCGCGGCAATATTTCAAAAAACGTACCATCATATCCCTCGGTAATGAGTTGACCGTTCAATCTCACTGTATAATTTTCAGTATCAATTTCCAACACATCCCCCGGCCATAATGTTCGCATAAATGAAAACTGTTTACGCAATTCTGCGGTTAATTCTATGGAAGCAACGCCTTCAGCGGCTAATTCCACAGCCCGAAGTCGTACCAACCGGGTTATATTAAACGGTGAACGGTTATATCCCGCGCTGTTTAGTGCTGCTGTAATATGCATTAATAACCCTCATTTCTTATTCCATTGCAACGCGAAGTCGGCGCGCGGGTATTTCTAAGACATCGCCGATGTACACAGTTATCGACTCGGATAACTCACCATAAAGCAGCATTTGGCCGCCGGTTATGCTGTTAAATATCCCAAAATGCGTAACACGCGGCCAATTCATACTCGCTTCGGGGAAAACCACTCTTTTGGTGTTTTCTATAACTGATGTACCGCCAACCGGCAGTGGTGTTGACATTTCCATGTCAGAAATGGCGATACGGGAATATTTTGGGTCGGTAATTTCTGTGCCGGGCGCGATGTCGTTTGGCGGAGTGGTAAATAACCCGACAAAGCTCGATTTTGCTGTGAAGCTGACCCCTTTTAGCGAGTTGAGTATTTGTGTTTCAAAGTAGCTTGTCATTCCCATAAATCATTATTCCTCCTTGCCTATCAGTAATTTAATGTTGGAAATCGGAGAACTGCCGGTGTTGGCCAGTATAAGCCGGCATTTTGCAGGAGCTGTGCCGCGATATTCGGTACGCAGCTCCTGTGGACTTTGCGTGACAGTGTATGCTTCGGTGATTGTCCGCCCCTGTGCCATAGGGTAACACTCAAATATCAGCGTAAATATTCCGGCTGTTATAATCTGCTCCAGCGGGACAATGGAAAATACACTTGCAGTATAGCTCAGCTCCGGCTCATCATCAAATATCAATGTCCCTTTTTTTGATAGCCATGCCGCAATCTCACGGATTTTTTGCCGCAAATTTGGGATTGTTGCAGCATCTATAAAACATGTCACTTCAATAATACGAACATCATAAGTTTCATCCTCAAATTCATAGCGCCCGTTGCGCAATGGAATTTCGACTTGCCGCCGACGTTTTGAAGGTAAAATAGGGCGGCTTTTTGAGTTCATAACGATACCGTGTTCGGTGTAACAATGCTGATGCCGGAATGTAAATCCAATCATTACGCGACGCCCCCTTCCAGCGCTGATAATTGAGCCATAACCAGCATGGCATCAGCGGGGTGATTAATCTCAATTTTATCTATGTTATACGAAATGTTTTTCGTGCTGGTTGATACGGAGGAGGTTGTTCCTCCAGTTCGAGAAACCATTGCTTCATGTGCTCTGGCGGAAAATGCCTGCGTGCCGGCAAGCACACCATTTACCAGCTGATATAGCTTGGACATCCCCATGGACATGTCCTTGTATTGCTGAGCACCTTGGGCGCTTGCAGCAGATTGTGCGGAATTTGCAATATACTGTGCTTTTTGCTTTTCAAGCAGCTTGTATTGATTAGCAAGCTCCTCAATTTTTGCGTTTTCTTTGTCGAGTGCTGCAATTTCTTTTTCAAAGTGTTTTTCAAGAGAATTATCATTTAGCTGCCCCATAGCCTTGTCCGCTGCTACAAATTGCTGCCTTGCTTTATCCAAAGCAACATCCAATTGCATAGCCTTTTCGCGTTGCTCCTGCATCTGCTGTGCAACCTTCTGCTGTTGTGCCACAAGCTTTTGCAACGCCGGCGGAAGAGTTTCAACCGTGGTGTATAACCCTTGAAACTCCTTTTTTCCCTCAGCAATATTCCGTATAGCATCATCAGTATCCACTATAAGCTTCGTTTTGATGCCGCCAATCTCAAAAACCTCGCTCAAATCCTCTCACCTCCTAATACCATGAATCATCTGTGCTTTGCGTCATTTCATCAGCGGGTTTCATACTGTCCAGTATCGCAAATAAATCTTCCAATTCTGTTTCGTCAATCTGAGACGGGGCGATGCCACATTTCATTAATGCGGCATACACCCCCATCAAATCCCGATAAAGCTGATCGGGCCCTACCGGGATTTCGCGTTTTTTCTGTCTACCGGAAGATACTGCCCAATCCATTCAAGATATTCATGGTGCAATCGAGCAGCATCGGTAAATGACAGCTCATTTTCAAAACGTTCTACAGTAACCTCATCGGAATCAAAAAGTGAAACAATAAATCGGGTGGCGGCATCAATGTCCTCGCATTCCTCAGTTGTTTCAGACTTGTTAGAACTGCGTAACATCCGGATGTATTCTTTGAACTGCCGCGCCCTCGGAGATGGGGCTGTATATGTTTTTCCGCCAAGTGTAATTTTCAAGCCCATATTATATAGCCTCCATTATAAATGCGGCGTTGGGATTCTCAAACCATATCGCTTCAATGATTGCAGTATCAATATCTGCTGGCAAATTCGGGTCATTGTCATCGACACGATTTTGATCCCTACCGTCAAAAATACGATTTTGCGCCACAAACTGTACGGTCTGCGTTTGAAAATTGACACTCGCTCCTTTGGTTTCGTTAGAAATATTACCGATTCTGAATTTTCCTTTAAGAAGCCACACATACCTGTAAGAACCATCGCTTTTTAACCGGCGATATCCAAAGGCATATTCGGGAGCTTTGTTAGCGGAATTAGTACTGTACAGACCGTTCTCATATTCAGCACCGGTCATTTCTGCGCAGGTTTTAGGTTCTATGTCGGCTACTGCAAATTCGAGAGCCTTTTCGCCGGGATTTGAGTATGTGGCAAAAAGCCCATTGTCGGCATGAAACTTGCCGATGTCACCACTGTTTGAAATATTGGCCGTAGTTAATCCTGGTAAAAATACTGTATCGTCATAAGTGCAGCCGTCTTTGGTGTCGGTCAGCACTTTGGCAATACAGGCCATGTCCACGCCGATGCCGGGCGCGGGAGTGTAAGTGGTATTGTTTGGCATTATAAAATCCTCCTCATAATTTTGTCGGTTTTGCTTGTACTCTGAAATTTTGCGCAAAATATATACGACCTTGCTCATCCTCCCGCAGTCTGAATGGAGGCTGCAAAGCCGTAAATTTGAAATAGATTGCGCCGTCTATTTTTATAGGCGTCCGCCCTTTAACGGTGTTACCGATATCCTTTAGCACCGCCGAAACTGTTTCGGCTCGTTCCAGTGCTGTGATATATTTGGTGCTGCGGACATTCACCTGTAATGACAGCTGCCGAAAGTCGCTGTCCCGGTCATCAATAGGCAAGCCTGCATAATCAAACAGCACAACCATGCCATCCGGAGCACCAGCAAAATCGGGAAAACCGGATAGAAAGATATCCTCTTCGAATGTGCCGATTCCGTTTGATTCCAGCAAAGTCGCTACATCTGCGAGCATATTCATCCCTTCATCGCCTCCTGCGCGGCAGCGGCAAGCCTTCGCATATATTCGCTTTTGTCAGCGTTCAGTGGATCCTCAATATATTTCGCCTTGCCAGCAAAGGCGGGATCTGCGCCATTAAAATCCTTTGCTGCTTCTTGGTTAGATTCCCTTTTCATTCTTTTTAACGATGGATGATTAAAGTCCAAACGTTCATGCTGAACAGCCGCATAAGGCAACTCTGAACCAACCGTCATAATAAGCCCGCCGACTTCCGAGGCAAATAAGCTATGCTCGCCACCGGGTTTCAGTGAACCGCTTAAATCACCAAATTCGTTTGGTGCTTCATCGGCAGCCTTTCCGGCTAAATCCACTGCGTTGTTATAATTCTGCCGCCCCATCGCCGCGCTCACGCGATTAATAAAATCGTCATCCCAATAGAATTCGCTCACAATCTCACCTCACAATGGTCAAAATCGCCGTCCAGATTTGTCTTATCCGATACGCGAATTACCCGGACATTTTTCCCGCCGATTACAAACACGTCCTGCGGATTTACGCGCAAATTGGTAAATATCGCGCTTTCCGAAACAACCTCCTTACCCGATTCATCACGGACAAGGAGGCGTTCATTTTTTAACCAGCATTCATCATCCACAGGCGGGGCGTATTGCGGACTGCCATAGGCGTCTGTTTTGATAAATCGTTTATATGGCAAGATTACGTTTTTCTTGTCATCAATCAAGCTCATATCGTTGGATACCCCCCTCGCAGATTCAAAAACGGACGGATTAGATTTGAAGCCATTTCCGACCTAAGCAGTTCGTTCGATTTTTTTAGCTCGCCGGCGGCAACATAACTCTCGCTGACATCGCCAATAGAAACCGAGCGCACCCCCTGCCGAATACTATCCGCCCTGCGCTGTGCCGATTTGTCAGCTGCCAGCCGAGCCATATATAACGCCTCGTGACAGCAGGCGTTCCGAACTTCGCTTGGAATCTCAGCATCCGGTTTGCGCGGAAATTGCAAGGGTTGGTTCGGATCAGTTTTGCGGCTTTTGAATCCGGGGAAGTTGCGTGCGAGAGCGTCAATAGCCGCCGATGCAGTTACCAACGCTTTCTGCCGCACATCTAAATCCGCTGCGAACCACGCTTCAGCGCCGAGATATTGAGCCAAATATTCATCGGCATATTCTACTGTTGTATAGCTGTTTAACATTTGACTCTCCTCCTCATACGCTACTCATCACCATCACTGGTAACCTTCTGTATTACCAACTCAAGCAATGCAACCCTCTCAGGATTGTTTTTTGCTTCGGAAATATCAACCCCCAGCTCAGCCGCCAAAGCTTCGAGCTCGGCTGTTTTCATTTTGTCAAGCGGTTTATTCTCCGGCTCTTTTTCCTTTGCAATTCCAAACTTTTTCCACCGCTCAGCGGTGAGAGCTTCTACCTCAACGGTCGCTCCTGCGACCAGTTTCTTTCCTTGAAAAGTCGTATTGCGCAACATTGTTACCTGTACCATTACAATAAATACCTCCTTAAGATTTTAATACAGCGAACGGATAACGTGTGGTATCATTTTTATCCATGCGATTGATTGGATTGGGAAGCTGCCATCCAAGACGCATAACACAGCGAAGCGCGACCATATCCTGTTGGGCGAGGTTAAAGACAATCTTACCGTCCCCATCGGAAATAACGGCCTGGTCTAACACCTTATAGGTAATATCCTGCCGGATAGCGTATACGGCTTGGTTAAAATCACCGCCGACCATAAGTGCCTCCGATGTGTCCCATGAGCCGTTTTTAGGATAATGGATTGGCTGTCCATAAAGTGTAGCCGGAGTACCGGCAGTGAGTGACGGCTGGAACAAAACGGCGCCGGTATTATCGCGCAAACCCCGCAATTTTGATTTTACGCTGATTGCCGCGGCAAATCCGCTGACATCATAACCACTTTCCTCAACTGCTCCCATAAGCTCATTGACATCCGCGGCTATATCATCCCCGGTGCCAAGTATGGCAACTTTTCCGGCGGCCACGGCACCAGCCACAATCCCCGTTGGCCAAGATGCCGGCTTATCTTTTTCAAAGAAAACGGCACCATCAATTACCCTGCCAAATTCCTCCACAATCTGAGGTTTGAGTTCTCCCCAGATATCGTATTCAGCATCGTCCAGCACGGCCTCCGGAACAGGGATGATAACCGCAATTTCTTCGGCGGTAATAAATTTGTTTGACCATGCCGCTTTGCTTACAGCCTTTAACCCGGTATCCCCGTTGATAAAACCCGCAGTTGCGAGAGCGGACAATATGGGGAGCCTGGTCTGTTTGGATGTCATATTCGGCAATTTCTTCAAAAGGGAAAGCGCCGCTGATTGCTGTTTAACCGCACTGATAATCTCCTTTGCATCCTGAATCGGTATAAGGGTATCGGTGTCGGTTCTGCTGATAAAATCATTTGTAGCCATAATTCATTTCTCCTTTTAACGTTTTTTTCTGATGAGGTTATTCATCGTTTGATTGGCGTTTGTTTCACTTTTGCCAGCCGCATATGGCGGTGGATTTCCGCCGGAACCCGGCACACCGGGAACGGCAATCGGAAAATCCTTCAGTGCCTGGTCCAGCGCGACACTAAAATCAACACCGTCTCCCAGATACGCCCCAGCCAGCTTAATGTACTTGTCGGTCGCGTCAGCGGGAATCCCGCTTTCAATTACCGCCAGTTTCCGCTCCAAAAGCTGAACGCGCGCTTCTGCGGCCGTTTTACCTTCTTTTTCGGCAGTAAGATTTCCGCCAGCGGTTTCAAGCTCGCCTTTTTGGCCGTTGTACCACTCGCGAAATGCTTGAAGGTGGGCGTCAGCTTCTCCGTTTTCTGACGCATCCAATCCCGCTTCCTTGAGAACGGCTGCAATTCCGTCAGAATACCGGCCTGCGGACATTTGCTGAAACTCGTCTTCGGTGTACGTTTTTACTTCTTCCATTCAGAATACACTCCTTTTTATTTTATTCCGCCTTGTTTAACGCCCGGCGGTGAATGAGCGTATAAAAACAGCACCCCGCTTTCGCAGGATGCTGTCGTTATTAAATTGTGTCGAGGGTCACTTGTTTTTATCAATTATGTCCTGTTCCGCAAAATATTGCTCGAAAACTGCGTCAACATGCTCTTTCCATTGGTGCTTTTCATCTTTGGCCATGCCACTGGAAAGCGTTACAACAGCATTTGGTGGATAGTCGTTCATTCGCGCGAGAAATTTGTCATGGTCAGACAATTCATGGTATCTTTCATTTTGCTCTGAACGTGGTAATTTGCAAAAATCCTCAAAGGTCAGCATCGATTATTTCCTCCATAATCATAATAATAACGTTGTTTTCTATGGTTATATCCAACACTTCGAAGGCTGAATTCCTTTTAAACAGTACTTCCGATTCTCCGGGATTAAATTGCCGCAAATCAACGCCACTCTTTGATGTAATACGCTGCAATACCGTGGGATTGTCGTGATATTTGCCCTCTGTACTTGCCGATGAATAAGCCGGATATTTTATTAATTTATCCTCTCGGTGCTCTTTTGCAAATTTTTCCAATCCGTCCCGGTCAAAAACAAGACCGCGTTCAACCATTCCCTCATATATTGGCAGCTTATCCAAAGCGGAGTCTAGAGTATCAACCATACTCTGCTCGTACGGCTCAAGAGGCATCCCATCCCGCAATTTTGCGTTAAGGGAGTAACTGCTGCCGCTTATTTGGGTATTTATGGCAGCGCGTTCACTGTCGGTCAACTCCATTATATCACCTTTGAGGGATTTTACAATATCCCTGTAATCACTCCGCAAATCCTGCCATTTTTCAGAGTTGGCCTTTTTCATGTTGCGGAACACACCGAAATTAGCCGGAGTTTGTTCCGGCAACACTGCCCGATATTTTTCCCATTGTTTATAGTCCTGCCGGCGCGACCGGTTTTCAGATTGCGAAAGAGCATACGCTCGGCGCGAATTTTCGGAACGTTCATCAGCGAACGGCCGCATCGCCTGTGCTGACAACTCCGCCAGCTGCTCCGAAGTGAGGTGTGATGATACGACAATAGTCAACCGGTGACGGCAGTTAGGATGAATGTTGTAATATCCGTCAGCAAATACCGTGTCATATATGCATGGAAAATGCAGTGGGTTTCCATCAGGTCCTTTGTATTTTCCATTTGCGGCTTCTTTTGTCAGCGCAAATACGCGGTTTTCAAACTGTGAGCACAGCGCGCAGGTTGGGGAGTGTTGTGTAAACCGTGCCAAGTCATATCCATATTCTGCCGCGGCATTAATCTTGGAGGCGTTCTGCGCTTCAGCAGTTGTTGACCGCGCTACAAGCCGTGCATAAACATCCAAGGGTATAACTGCACCATTTCTTGTGACAATACCTTGCTGTCCATCCGCACTCGTGGGATGGATATTCAGCAGCTCTGACAAAAGCTGGCGGCGCATTTGGTCAACAGTTTGTCCGGTGGCAGTTTTATGTTTTGCCGCTTCCATGCCAGCACGACGTACAGCGTCAGTCCATCGCCTGCCAACAAGGTTGACTGCGTTTGACAAGTCATCCTGCAAATTTTGGATAAGTATATCAAGCAGACGTGTGTTTATTTGCGGGATGGGAATGGAATTTGTTTGCACCTTAATGTCAGAAACAAATGACCGCAGCCCCTTATTATATGCGGCGGTTATAACCTCCTTTGCAACCTTTGGGGATTTGCGCTTAAGCCTTTTAAGTATCACACGAACTCGCTCCAATAAATATTGCTGATATCCTGTCGCGTTTCCATGCCAGTCCCGCCGGGCAATCTCGCGGTGCAGCTCCTTCATTGCGGTTTCGTATAGCTTTATAAGCTCCTGCTCAGTGTATGCCATGGTTATTCATCCTCATCCATCGGCGGATCCACATATGGTCCAAGTCCACCGTTATAGATTTCATCGTCTTGACGGATTGCGGACAGCTCCGCTTCCGTTTCCAAATCGGTAAGTCCTCGTTGCTTAATTGCCGAAAATTGACTCATAATCGGTTTCCCTCCGGTCGCTTTGCTTAATGTCGTTACCTTTTCGACATCATCTTCCGGCAATCCGTCATTCCAGTGCAATGTCAAATCGTTGTAATTAATGGGGACATCGTTGAGCTTCGCCAACATTAAAATCATCTTTTTCACGGCAGGAGTGTTGATGCCAATTAGCCGATTAGCTTTTGTTCGCGGTGATACCATACGAAGGCGGAGTGCAGTGCCGGAGCTGTCAGATACACCTCCGGCATCGTTAAATGCTTGTCCCATTTCCGAGAGGATATATAGCTGATTAAAAAGTGTTTCAATCTCTTTAAAATTACTCTCAAGGTTTCCGTCCCATGTAACATACCGCATATCAGGGTCATCTTTATTGTTTCTGCCAAAATAGTTGCCAAGCGGCAAATACCAAGTGCTTGTTTGCTCGTCATATTGCAACGCCGTTTCCGGACCGCTCATTGACGGCTCGGAATGTTTATCTAAAATGGTATCAGCACAATGCAGCCGCCACATGATTTTTGTCACTAAGCTATTAATAATAGCGTAATCATCAATACCGTATATACTGCTGCTATGTGTTAAATTAGAAAAAACTTGCACGGAAAAATCATCGAGGTTTGTTTTTCGGATGTCGGGTTCCCCGATCATTGCGCCGATTCTGCCGCCGCTAAAAGCATGTGTTCTTTGTTCTATATACCCGGCTCCGTGTATTTCCACATGCAACTGTTTTGCATTTTGAACGGGGAAGGCTATGACATGATGTATGATATGCTTTATATCCGTCGGCTCAACAATAGGGTACCAATTTTTTGGTGATACAACAGTACAGCGCTTATCAATCACCTTAAAAATACCATTACCATAACGGCTGATATCAAGAATGATTTCATACAGCATCCCGAAAAATGACAATGAATCAAGCGTTCGTGTCAAATCGTCCGTTTTGCCTTCAGTTTCAATGCTTGGGGGTTTCCCGCAAACAAAATCCGCAGTTTTTTTGGATACGAGCTGATGATAATTCAAAATTGTTTCCACATCGAAGTTCTTTTTCTTGCTGAGCCTTGCAATCCTTCGAAAATCAGAGCTCCACACCTCCGAATGCTCAGTTAAAAAAAGCCGCTCATTATCAGCATAGTGTTCCAACCTTGGTTGTTCGCAGGCTGGCGGAAACTCCTTCCCTTCCTCCAGCCAAGACAGGTCTGTAAGCATTGTCGTCTCCTCCTCTCATTAAATATTTGCCACGGTGTATATTTGTCCGCCGAATTGCGTACAGTTTTCCGCTACGCCGGTGATGGTGTCAGGGGCATCATCGTTTTTGTTTTTGCCCTCACGCTGATAGCTTGTCATCGCTTTGTAAAATTCCGGCCATCGGTCACGCCAATTGACCGGAAAATAAATATGCTCCTGTACCCATGCGGAATTTGACAGGATGCGGGAAATTTTATTCTTGGTTTGTGTGAACCAATCTATAACAGTATAGTTACTGTGCAGCCGTTCTTTGAGATATCGTCTGACCGCACGGGCAAAGCCCCGGCCGCCGTTGTTACTTTCAACTTTGGCTGTGTTGACACGGTTTTGATGAAGAAGCCGGGCTGTAGCCGGTTCGGTTACTTCCATCGGCTCCTTTGTATAAAGCACATCGAGGACATATGCCTCACGATTATAAACGCCGTATACAATAGCGCACAGATAATCGGATCCGGTATCGGCCGTGTCAATATATGCGCGTATTCCGTTGAAGAGCGGACGGCCTGAAGCGTTCTGAGGAATCGCGGAATATGTTTTAAAGGATTGATATAGCGTTCCTTTGAGGTCAATGGGTTCCTGCTGGTAGTTGGCCGCGGCAATATCCGCTCCCATTGCTTTTATCTTTTTTTCATAAGCTTTACGGGACAGAACTTCCGGGCATAACATACTGCCGTCATCTTGTAAAGCTTTCATTGTTATTACAGAAGCCTCGTCGCCATAATGTTCAATTGCCCTTCCTGCCAGATCTCGCGATGCCCAGCGGGTCATTATGATGATAATCTTTCCGCCTTCTTCGGTTCGGGACAGCATCGTGTTTGTAAACCAACTCCAATGACCTTCAAGAATATTTTCATTGTTGGCTTCATAAGCCCTTTTGATGATGTCGTCAATAATCATCAAGGAGCACCCAAATCCGGTGGCCGTACCGGTTGGGGAAGTGGCAAGATAACTTGAATATTCACCTTCGATTGTCCAATGCAGCATGGCTGCGTCGCCGTCTTTAATTTTTGTGTCCGGGAACACATCGGAATACACCGTGCGCGATGGATCTAACTTTATCTCCTGAATTCCATCGCGCACATTTTTTGAAAACACCGTTGACAGTGTTTCGTTATATGAACCTGTCATAATCTTTTCTGACGAATTTATACCAAACACCCACTGGCTCAGCAATCCGGCGGTACGGGATTTGCCGTGGCGGGGAGGAAGGTTAAGAATAAGCACCTCTCTGTCCGGATCCTCATAGAATTTTTGAAGCTCATTGCATAGTACGACGAGATATGTGCGTTCAGGCTTGTAAAAATCCGGCGCCATCAACCGGCAATAATCAAAAAAGCAACCGGGAGCACTTTCAATAAGCCGCTTCCTTTCCTCATCGCTGAGGATAACCGGCTTGCGTTTTCGTATAGACTGCATTTGCTGCTTTTTCTCCGCCCTGTAAATCATATCTGATAACTTTTCGGATGACTGTTTGCGTTTATCCACCGGTTTCCCTCCCTGTAATGCAAAACGGCCCGTAAAGGCCGTTTTAAGCGATTTTATGTGTTCCTTATGTCATTACACTAACCAACAGGTTCTTGCAATGTTTAAAGCAAATTAAAGGTAAGTTAAAGGCGTTGCCGTAATCAACAATTTATCCACACATATTCACGTTTCCGAATGCGGGCATCGCCCCCCTTACGCTTGTTAATTGAAATTGCCTTGTCGGCAATGCATATGCATTGCCATCCTGCATCTTCCAACGGTTTATACAGCGGCGTGTCGTACCCGCTCAACATTACTTTCCCCTTAATATTCAGAAGAATATCAACTAACCGCTTATGGTCATCGTCTGTCATTTCATTCTTATAAACAACCCGTTTGCCTCGCTCTCCCGTAAACGGATACGGAGGGTCACAGTAAAAGAACGTTTCAGAAGTATCATATTTCCGAAAAATATCTTCAAAAGACAGGCATTCAATCTGCACAAAGCGAAGCCGCTCTCGTGCGGTTTTAATTCGCTCCGGCATTCCGGAAAAAGAACGAACAATTTGCTTTGAACGAATATCATAACCCCAAGTTTCCATAAGTCCGCCGAAGGATTGTTTATTGACAACGGCAAAACGATATGCCTGGTCGATATCATTTCCGTTGTGTAATTCCGCAAGACAACGGTTAAACTCATCTCTTGCATACAATGCCGCTTCCACACGGCGGCGGAGAAGATTCGATTTTTCCTCATCCGCGCACACACGAAAGAAATTGACTAATTCGGTATCAACATCATTGTATATTTCCGAATTTGACGGTTCCTTCCGAAATAATACATGTGCAGCTCCTCCGAAGGGTTCGGCATAGGTGTTGTGTTCGGGAAACATAGATATCAATGTTTTTGCCAACATAAATTTTCCCCCAACGCGGGTTATAGGTGATTTTACCATTGCTTTTTCTCCTTAATCGCCGTATAATAGGCGTTGATAGTCGCGGCTATCCGTCGGAGTGCACGCTCCGGCAGAACGGAATCGATGTTACTGCATCGGTTCCGATTCTTTTTTTGTGCCGGCATGGCTTCGCTATCCGGACAGCGCACTTTATGCTGTCCGGGAACTTAATCCTGGTATAACAGTCATCTTTGATACCGGGGACGAATCAACCCGGTATGTCATCAGACGTTTGTGTGTCAATTAATATCAACAGACAACTCTATGCGCTTAATTTCTCCAACGACCTGCAGTTCAACTGTGGCGCGCTTTCGGTGCGCATCAATGTTTACAATATAATCACTGTAATTTGCAAGTACTCCGCTGAGTATATCGTATCCTCCGCCTTGGCGGCGGTATAAGATTGACGGGGTAAGTATCTCTGCTCCCATACAAAGAATATTTGCAGCCTCTTCCGGCGTAAGCGGGGCGGGACCTTCAGAAGTTTGCAGCAGTCGTACAGCTCCGGGAAGCGAGCGCAGAATATAGTAAAGCTCTGCGGTATAATTCATAAGAACGAATACATATCCGGGAAAAATGAAGTATCGTTTTTGCTCCCATTTTCCTCCATGCCGTATCAAACGCAGTTCTTGCGGTGAGAACGCCTCCACATTTTGACTTTTTAAAGCACGAACGATTCTATCCTCTGCCCCCGTCATCACCTGAAGAACATACCATTTCACGATGATTCCTCCCGTATAGCCCGCATAACCTGCTCATACAGCTCCGGATGCTTCTTGCTGAGAACATCAAACAGTAACGTTTGGTTAGCTGACAGGGCCTTGTCAGTATCGCTTTTAAGTTGGCTGTCAATTTGCTTTTTGTGTCCTGCAGCGCGGATCAGCGCGGTTGACTCTCTGAGCAGCTTGTCAGGATCAATCGTTTCCCAACGTTCCTTAGGCAGCGAGGATATAGCGTCATAAACGTTTTGGCTCGCCATTCGAAGAATAGCCTCAGTCGTATCAACATCGGGATATTTGTCCATTTCTTCCAACATCATACGCACATTTTCGCGTGACATCTTTATTTCTTCCACCGAAGCGAGATACCGCCGGGCATATCGGCATACTGTCATTTGGGAAAGCCCGACATTGTTTTCGGAAAGATATTCCACAATTTCGCGATATGATTTCCCGGACAGAAGCATCTGATCCACTGTATCCCTGAGTTCAGGAGACAATCTGTCTATTTCCCCGGTAGCACGGTGTCTCCGGCGATTACCCTTTGACATATCAGTTCCTCCTTACGCCTTCACCATATCGTCAACAATTTTACCGCCGAGCAAACGAATTCCCTTTTCGGTCAACTTCGCTTCCAACAGGGCATAATCGTCAACATCCTCAATTGCTGCGGATTCTTTGCTGCCGATTTTACGAAGTTTTATGTACTCCGCCTCGGACAAAAAATTGATACTGTCCAGAAAACGATCGTTTTCAATATCGTCAAGAGCATATTGCACATCCCGCAAACGCTCATATTTATGACGAAGCAGATTTATAGCCCGCAACACGCGTCCATTGTTTTCTGTAAAAGCACCTTGACGGATTTTTTTCTTCATTGCTTCTTTATCCATTGGATTGCCCTCCTTTTTTCATCTCCAGCAGCAGGTCATACATTTTATCAATTTTTCTCTCGGTAGCCGTTTGTGTTCGATAAAAATCAGCCTTGGTTAAAGTGTTTTCCTTGATTTCCCGAACATCCGCCGCAAGCGCCGACATATCTCCCCGAATCTCCTGCCGAACATTCTGAAGCTCCGCTTTGGAAACATATGTCTGCTTAATGTGGTTGATATCCCGGTCATGCTCATCTGTTTTGCTTATGGTACGCTTCAGAAAATATCCGACAACAGATAATGCCAACGCGAATATTAACGCCACTAACCACCATGTTCCTGCTTCAAAATTCATTCTGCCACTCCTCATAAAAAAGGTATACTTTCAGCTACTGCCAAAAGTATACCTTTTTATTCGTGATGTGTGAAAGAGGAAATATTTCAATTTAATATTTCAAACCATGTTGTCTGCCCTTCTATAGGCTCGCGCTTTATTTCCTTTGCCCTGTCGTTAACAATATCGCGTATATATCGTTCGGTCAAGCCCCATTTTCGCGATAACTCGAAGTAATTGATTCCATCAAATTCGCGGACAATCATCCTATTTCGCACCGGTAGGAGGATATCTTTTAGATTTGGAATGTATGGTTCTGTGCCACCAAAATATTTAATCAACTTGCAAAACGCCTCCATACCGATTACCTCTGCCAAATCACGTATTCTGCCATTCAAATCATCCATCTCAAGTTCAGTTAGAAGTTCCTCCATAGCCAACCTCCTTTTGTTGCCGTTCTGCAGTGTCAACCATGCCCTTCATCGCTTCTATAAGGACGGAGGCCTGTTTGTATGACATCCATGCGAACGGGTTTTTAAGGCCAACGTCTGTGTGAAGAATGCGATTTATAATGCCACGTAATCTGACCCCTGCCTTAACTTCTGATTTCTTCGGATCAAGCTCCTCAAGCCTGTACATCAATCGCCATACCTTTGTTCTCTGACCTTCAGTTACCCCCGCCGCACCGCTTTCGGGCTTCGTATAACGCATATTTCCGCGCATTCTCCGCATAATCTCCGTTATAATGCTGTCAGCTTCAGCTTCAGTCATATCGGATATGTGTTTTTTCCCGGTCATACCTAAAACCATAGTGTGCAGCTCATCATCACCACCGCTCTGTGCCGTAAGGTTCAAAGAACGGGCCAATACATATATGCGCTTCATCTGTTCGCGCCGGATACCGGATTCCGTCATTCCAAGCCCTCCTTATTGACTATCATCGGGTGATTTCAGCGTTTCCTTATCTACCTCATACCAAAATTCATCGGATGTTTTGAGGTACGCACCAGTTTTCGTTACATCCTCCGCCGCGTATTTTTTCAAGGCTTCCTTATTGACGCTTTCCTTAACGGCAATACAGTCCAACATTTCATACCTGCGAAGTGCATTTATTATTTCGGGCAACTTTCCCGAAGGCACTACTACCCTTGTGCTGAGCCTGAAGCCTGTCCGGCCAAAGTTGAGTTTTTGCGTTTTTCCATCAATGTCGCTGCGCCTGCTTTCAACAAAAGCGCGCATTTGTACTTCAAGCGACCGTATTTTTTCGGTCATAGGCTTAATTCTCCGTTCGGCCTCCTCTTTTGCCGTTGCAATTATTCTGTTAAGTTCTATTTCAACCTCATCCACACATCCTTCAGCTTCGATGATTTCGCGCATCGCATTGTCAACATCATCCCACGTTTTGAACGCCGCCGCAACCTTTTTTCTTGCCATAAATACCCCTCAAATCTCATTTAATTAATGTTTAACCTGGTTTTAACGTACTACTATGTGCATGGCGCGCGCCATAGCCAGTAAACCATCGTATGTAGTATTTTCGTTATCGCTGGCATTACTGAACAAATTGACGGCGCCGCGAATTGCCTGCTCGGATTGAGCTACCATATGCAGAAAATCAATTTCTTTTTTGTGATTCAACAGCTCCGGAAACAAAAGTTTTATATCCTCGCCGGTGATTTGTGCCGTCCGCCGGATTTCAGTCATCTTTGTGCGGTTCTTTATTTGGGCGAAGGACTCGCGATTTCGGCCCGACCGCTGGGTTACCGTCTCGGCGTTTCCAATCAGGACAATTCCGAGCTCAGGATTGCAATCAAAAAACGCACGAATTGATTCTATTGTCTTGATTGGCAGATGCTGGGCTTCATCAATTATGAGAACCTTGCGCCCGCCTCTAAGCTGTGATTCTATGTCGAACCACATATCGTCCTTTCTCCCCGTTGGGATTTTCATATGTCGGCAAAGCAATTTTAAAAATGCGCTTATACTAACTAAACACGGATTAACAGTTACATAAATTGAGCTGTTGGGATAATCACTTATGTACTTTTGAGCAGCTTTAGTTTTTCCTATTCCCGCATCACCGCATTCGATTGCTAATCCGCCCTTCAGATGGCAAACGCGAACAGTTTCATAAACGCGCCGGGAAATAGAAGTCGAAACATAATCATCAATATTGTACAATGAGGCCGCTTGTTCCAGATTCCCGAATATTTCCCTCAGCTTCCCCTCCAGCTTAGCAATATCACCTACATACTTACCACGCCGGTATGTACTGATTACGGCCTCACTATAACCTATGCTGTCCGCTGCTCTGCGTTGTCCGCCCATTTCGACAATATATGCCTCAAGTCTTTGCTGCAGTTGTGTGTCACAAACCTTTTGCATTTAATACCCCTTCCTTTCGATATTTCTAATCATCCTTGCTTTGTCTATATGAACCGTGGGAGCGCAGTCTCCGCCGCCGGCGACCATCGGCAACTCCTGCAGCTCTGACGCCCGGACAATTTCGACAACCTTAGCATCAACGGGACTTTGAATAAGCTTACTCTGTCTATTGATTTTTGCCCGGTATGTATAAATATCAAGCAGATTAAGCGTTCCGTAATGCTCTGAAATTTCACGCCGCTGTTGTATAAGTTCCTTGGTATATCGGCGAAAACGGCGTTTTTCCGCCATTCCATCACTGATTTCCTGCTTGCTTGAGCCATATTCCATCATAATATCCCGGCGAAGCGGAGCGGTTTTAATAAATGCTTCATTTTCATCGTATACCCGAATCTCTTCAAGATTTTCAGGATTATATCGCAAAAATACCCGTTCGCCCTGCATTATCAATAGTTCATCATCGAAATAATAGATTCGCTCACCTTTAATCAACAGATGAACGCCATTTTTGCCGATTGTCTGCATTTTTGTTGAGCGCATCATCATAAGGTTTAAATCCTCTGTTACGGCGCGGCGTTGTGTCACGAGGTGTTGGCGGTATACTTCCATGCGAGGCTTTCCCCGGTCGGCCACAACCTTACCGTTATACGGCATAAGGTTGAAATATCCTTCAATCATATCTTCGACCACCTGCGTCAGCTCACCGTCAGTCGGAATCATTCCCGATTTTAGGTTATATTTAAGTTTTTCCGGGCGGTTTGACGGCGTGTTTCCGCAATAAGTGTCAAATAATTGTGATAAAAAGGTAAAGTTTTTGAACTCGCGCTCGATTATTTTTGCCTGTCCGTTACGTGGGAGAGCGTTTGTCATTTTTATGCCCAATCGTGTTAATATTGGCGTTGGAAGCTTTATTTCGACCTTTCGTTTTTTAGCACGGTGCCCAAGTCCGCCGATATCATGGTTTAGATATTCCCGGCCATTATCAACATAAATATGCCGCGGTATTCCGTATCTGAGAATGGCTTTACGCAATGCCAGAAGCGTTGCATCCGATGACGGGTTATCCGTAACCACCCAACCGACATATATTCCGGAGCGGGCATCAATGAAAGCTGACAGCGTGAGACGGTGCCGTATATTTTCGCCATCGTCCGACCGGCTGATCACATCGATTGTATGGCCGTCAGCTATCCAATAATCATTACTCTCCATATCATCATAAAACCTGTCGATAAAAATACCGCATCTATCATTAAAGGCTTTTTCGCCATGACGCGCCAATGTTGCGACCGGGACGGGGCAGCTGGCTGCCAAACGGTAAAATGAATCTATACATTCCGGCATGAGAGATAACAAGTCAGGACGTTCTTTCATTAGGATGAGCCTTGTAGCCTCCACGCATTTTTTAACCGTAAGCGCATGCTCGTCCAGATATACATACATAAAAAGATCCTGTATTTCTTTAGGAACGGAGGAAGTACCTTTTTTCCACTTTCCGCGGCTGTCGATAAGCCCCTCAAGGTTACCTTCTTGCCACACCGTCATTTTACGGTACAGCGTTCCACGCGACGGAGGATTGCCGCCGAAGTCTGAAGCAAGAGCTTTTATGAACTCGTCATCCGCGCCGGCGAGGCTTCCGCTGTATGTAAGCCTAAAGGACTGCCACGACTCCAACACCCTAATCCACTGCTCAATCTGCTCCCGTTCCCTGACGCTGAACGATTCCATTGCCCGGTATTGCCGAGGAGCAGCGTCCGCAGTCTTAAGATGAGCGGGAAGCCCATCACCCTTTTTTAGGTAATATTTACGCTGCAACCGCTCATCCAACGAAGACAGCGGGATCATATATCGTTTTGTGCCGGTTTTGGTGACGGCTTCCTCTGTGACATATCCGCCCGATTGGATGAGCTTGCGCACAGCCCGCTCGCTACATCCCTTTAGCTCCGCGACCTCGCGTGTGGTAAGTAATTCCATGGTTATGACTTTGCCCCCTTTTTTAGCCTCTGTGGAAACTTTGGAGGTGGTTTTGCATAGCAAAATTTGGGTTGCACGACCCGAAAGACTCCAAATTTCCCAAGATAGAAAGATTTATCTTTTTATCTTAAACCTGCCTCATCAGCATCCGGAAGGTTAGCCCGGATGGACGGAGGATTATCCTCCGTTTCGGCTTTTGATGTATTTAGAATGGAAGCTCTCCACCCAACTTCTCACGCAACCACTCTTTTGCAATGCGTTCCTTTTCTTCGTTTGACAGCGTCAATGTTGTATCAATGCGAATAATCTTTTTGAGTGGAAAATATGCGCCAGCCGCCTTGATTAGCTTATTTACACATTCGCATTCACCAGCTAAAGCAGGTGAAGTCGTCACGATGCCCAATGCTTCTCCGCGCATTGTCTGGCATATTACATGTGTGCCTTTTTCAATTGTCTTTTCAAATCCTGTACAATCAAATAAATATTCCCGGTTAACGCCTCCGTGGGTCACAAAACATATGTACATCATTCCTCCTCCTTAAAAAATCTATGTCCGCCTAACTCCAGCACAAAAACCTGTGTCTCGTGCCATCGCCCCTCAGCCAATTTTGGTGCATAAAAGTAAAGAATTGGTTCATCTGTGACCGTCTCTCCCTGGTCAAACACCGCCGATACAGCCTGCTTAACCGATTCTGTAGCTTCCGGACGTGCCGCGGTATACTTGTATTGTATCAATGCTTCCGATGGTGTTATGCCATCCCTCTCAGCGGCGTTTAGGATGCACTGTGCCACCAGTATCTGTCCGTCATAAGACTCCGCTCCGGCTTCCGCCATGACAACGCGCTCCACCGTGTCGCGTTCCGCCAGGGATAATATGTACCTCGCTGGCGGTTCAGGAGTTTCCATGGGTTTGTCCGTCATGGTTACAACAAGCTTTATGCTCGGTATCAAAGAATCCGGCGGCCTTTCCGCAATAACCGGAACTGTCAACCTGCCGAGCATTACGCCCGCCGCTAGAATTAAGGCAATTATGCCGGGACATATGATGTATAGCCTGTTGCGCGATATGAATCTTTTCATTATGTCGTTTCTCCTTCTTTTTCGGCAATGAGCTGCCGTCCCATCCTCATGAGAAGCTCACGAAATACCGGCAGATCACCCTGATTACTATATCCAAGTCCGTATGTATAGATGCGGCAATCCTCGCAGTTATGCTTTTGGTAGTCATCCCTGTACCGTTTTGCTTCGTCAAGGATGAGAAAAAACGCAACCGGCTCATGTGAATATGAGTAATGTCCCGAATATATGTTTAATCCGTACGCCTCGCAATAGTCCTTCGGGCTGTGTATCCATATCTTGTTGACACATTCATAATCAACATCGTCATATAGCGGGATATCTTCACCGGACTCCCTCAAAGCCAAAATCAAATCATCAAACGATTTGTATGCCTGATATCCGCGGTCTGCATCGGCATCAATCCATACATCCTCGTCACCACCTTCGTGAAACGTCTTGTGTATACGTTCCACAACGTGGATGGGCGTCATAGTGCCGATATTGTCCTTCGCACCTTTGTGCTGCTTTTGAGCAAATTCAGCGAGAAAATCGGCTTCGATTTCCGAAAGATGGAGTCTTATGGCCGCGCCGTCCGGAATCTCTGCCGTAGCGTTATCATACCCGGCAACCGGTTTCATCTCACCTTCTCCGGATCTCAACCAGTTCTCATCAATGCTAAATTCCAGTGATATGAGCCTGATCAGACTGTTGGCCGGGAATTCTTTGTTTGATTCAACCCTGCTTACATACGACCCCGAAACGCACACGCGCTCACCAAATTCACGCTGAGTTAGCTGTGCGGATTTTCTTATAGATTTTATCCTTTCTCCAATAGACATTTTTCCATCTCCTTTAAACATGGTTTCATGTTTGTTTAATCTGCATTTGCACGATCGTTATCGACCTGCCTCATCAGCGCCGGGAGGCCATCCCCGGCGGACGCCCATGAGCGGGCGTTTCGGCTTGCGGTTCTATAGTATGTGTGCTATAATTTCAAGAAAAAAGGATGTGCGAATTATCATGAAAAAATCACTGTCAGGGAAAGAACTTGATATGCTAATTTCATGCAATATTAGTTTTTTCATGAGAAGCAAACGATTTATGTTCTGTTATGCATCGTATGGCAGATGCCGGAAAACGCCGCTCACTTCAAAATATATAATCGGTTTTGACAACGCTCACTCTTCCGAGATTGATAAAATGATTGAATCACTCGCATTAGCATACAGAACATCAAAAGACGAGTGCATAGAGACGCTTAACAGTGCTGCCGATGATGTCTTAAAGGGATTAATCCTAAGGATAAAACGCATGACAAACCATTTCAGAAGCCATGAATTCAGCCAATTTGAAGTTGACGCGCAAATGCCGATGTTTCTTGTGTCTTGCTTTGTAACTCTTCGGGAGAAGCTCCGTTCAGAAAATACCACAGTTCAATGAGAAAATCCGGGTTATTCTCGTTTTCTTCATAAAGCCGATCAAGCTCTTCTTTGGTCATATCGGACTTAAACAGACTCATCTGTCATCAATCCCCCTTTCCTTCCGCCCGAGCGGGTATTTTCATCGACCTGCCTCATCAGCGCCGGGAGGCCATCCCCGGCGGACAGGGAGCTTGTCCCCGTTTCGGCTTGTAAATTATCAGCAATTCGTGTATGATATATGAAGAAAGGTTGTGTTAATAATGACAGAATTAGAAAGGTTAAAAGAAGAAATTATGGAAGAAGCTTTTCAACGAGAACCACTCGCGCAAGCGGTTATGATTGCTTTATCCCAAAACGGAATTATTAGCTCTGAAGATGTTCTTAAAATTTTTGATGAATTAATGAATCAGAAGTTTGATGTTCTAATAAAGCGTAGCGTGGAAAATG